GAGCCGCCCATAACCTTAGTCTTTGCCGCCTGTGATGCGGCAGCATTTTCAACACGCGCCATGAGTGACGCCAGGTCATCTTGCGGGTACACGGTGCGCAGTATGTCGCCCTCTTTACGCTTTGGATCAGAAAATGTAGCCATCATTGTCTTACGCTGGCCTGTTGACATTCTGTTGCGTATGGCGTCCATTGTCCCAGCCCGAAACGCTGACAGTTTTGCGGGGTCTTTAGACAATTCTTCAAATAAGATTGAAACCTCGTCAGCAGACTTTGCAAAGACAGTACGTCCCTCATTAAACGCATCTTTAGCAGACCGACGTGCAGATGCCTCGGCCCTAGCTACGCCTACTGCTGGAGCAGATGTATCAATGGCTTGACGTAATGTTTGCTCTGCTGTTTTTAGTGGACCACCGGCAGCGCCAAGTCCCGCTGTGTATGCTTCATCAACTGACGCTTGAATTCCGCGCCTGATAATTTCTGCGTCTTTTATAGTTGGCGCCCGACTAAAAACTATGTTTCCATCTTTATCAAAATTGAAAAATGGACGTTTACCTGTTTCCGCTTGGTAAACCTTGTTAATGGTCTGTATTGAATTCTCAGATCGTTTAAAAGCATTGGTGATGCTGTTTAATAAGTTGGAGTCTATTACGCCACCTTGTGCAAACGCATCCTCATACAATTGATTTTCTTGTTCTGCTAATTTTTTATCAGACAACTTGAATTGTCTAAGTACGTTATCCGGTGTCCTTGCAAGACGTGACTGCATCTCAGTCAATGCCGTCTGGCGTAGTTGCTCTGGCCGCTTGCTTAGTGACTCTGCAATGGTGGTAGCAGCCTTGCCACCCTGGGCGTACATAGCGCGCACAGCAGACAATAGCGTAGAATTCTCTGCCATGATCCTACCGCTAGAAATATCGCTGACGATTTCGTCTACTGTCTTTCCTGTGATGTCCATAAGACGCTGAATTTCAGTCTCAACAATCTTTGCACCACGTCCACCAGATATGCGCCTAGCGGTATCAAGCAACTGATTACCAAGCATTCCAGTAGCGCCAAAAGCCGCTGTTAGTACAGGCGCCACAAGAGCACCTGTAGTTACTCCGGTGGGAACCTTGGATGCTCGGTCTATGAAGTCACCCTCACCACCTAAAAATCCAGAAGTACCACCCATAAGGCCACCGATTGCACTTGAACCTAGCATACGCTTTACGGCAGGCATAGCACCCGCTATTACGGGTCCAGTTACAGGCTCGGAAGCACCTCTAGTTCCTAAAGTAACCGCTGCTGGAATTAACATCCCGCCAAGCGCCTCATACCCTAATGCTTCTACTGGAGATTGCTGCTGGTATGCCTTTAATTTCGAACGTACATCTTGCTCCGCAGCGCCTTGGTTCTCTCCAATTAGTGAACGCAAGTATGCCTCTGCCTCGTCGTAGCCGCCAAGCAGCATACCCTGGCCCATTGACCTGAGTCGCTGTGTATCTGCCGGTGCAGGAGCTGCTGCTGGAGCAGGTGCTGGCGTAGCAAGCGCAGTGCGCAATGCCATGAGTTGCTCTGTTGTGAAACCAGAGAAATCTCCGGCCTGCGCCTTGCGCAACTCATCATCAGTAAATTGGCTTAGTCCATCGCTCATCGCATTGCACCTCCACGTTGTTGCTGTGCGCGTCTTGCTAACTCAGCATCAATACCAGTTTGCGTAGGATTTGCACCTCCAGTAGGTTGATATGGCGTGACAGTGTAGAAAGGTACATATTGCTCAGAACCAGGCAACGCAGAGAACTTAGACAAATACTCTTGATGTTGGCTAATACGATACTTTGCAACTTTCTGAGCAGTCTTTAGTGCAGTTTCCAACTCAGCAGCACTCAGACTTTGATCTCCAACTGATGCACGGCGTAGCAATTCACGTTCTGGTGCAGTAATAGCGCCCTGCCCCTTCATTTGTCCCGCTGCTGCAAGCTCTTGCTGTGCAAGTCCTTGCACCAAAATTTGAGTCTTAGCAAGGACATCATTTGCATCTTTACCAACAATACCAAGTTGCTGCCCAACGCGAATGAGAGTAGTTCTGGAATCTGCCAATGGACCAGTAATAGCTCCACTAAGTGCTGGCAGAATCCTATCCACGTTCATCAATGTATCGTTTGCAGACCTGGCTTGAGATGTAAATTCACCCATCTGAGTAACAATGTCTTTGTTAATTTCACCAGCCCGTACTTTTTCACCAGTATTAACTTTGACATCTGTCTTAGGTGCAATCTGTTGACGATACTGACCAACCTCACCAATGCCAGCAGCACCAGTTCCACCTAAATTTCTACCTAAAAGGTATTCAACAGAACGAATATCAGGTGACTGCGCCTCATACGGCATAGTACCTTGAGCAATCCTGCTGTCGCCTTTTTTGTTGTACTGGATCATCTTAACTTGTCCATTGACAATTTGCGCTACTGGAGCGCCGTATTCTTCAGCGCCTAAATCAGCAGGAGCAATAGGTGCTGGTATGACGCCACCGTTTTCTGTCTGAATGTAATAATTTCCATCAGCAGCCTTGAATGGTTGGCCTTGCGTCTTTGGTGGCTGCGATAGCTCGTACAACTTTTGGATGCCTTCTTTTGGTGTCATCTGCGAAAGTAGCGTAGCCATTTGCGGTGTCAAAGTACCGCGCGGCATTGCACCACCGCCACCACCTAGATTGCGAGTAGGTTGACCAATCATCTCGGACCTGGCAATAGTTGGTCCGGCAGGCAGTTGCGCTGTAACTGGTGCAGCCAATGCAGACTCTGCGTCCATAACGCCTGCTTCCGGTGCTTGTCCACCAGTTAATCCTGCAACCATCTTGGCGTAGTTCTCTTGCATCTTGCGAGCACGCTCTGCTTCTTCTAACTTCTGCTTAGTCAGCAACCCCGCAATACCCTGCTGCTGCGCCTGCTGGTAGCCAGCCTGTCCAGCCTCGTATGCGCCACCTAGAGCCTGTCCTAGCCCTACGCGCTGAGTGCTAGGTCCAGACGCCTTGAGCAGCGCCATAGCCGCCTGCATGACGCCCTGCTGCTGCATCCGCTTTAACTGCTCTGGGTCCAGGTAGCTTTCCAGGCCGCTGGATGGCGCATTGCCAAACAGCAGGCCACCTAAATCAAAATCTGCCATGATGTTTCCCCTTTAACCGCCAAAGTATCCGAGCAAGCCACCGAGTGCGGCGCCAAGTCCGGAATTGTCTTTCCCGCCTAATTGATACCCAGCCAGAGCACCGCCAAGAGCACCACCGGCACGGTTCTGGTACAGCGGAGTGCTAGTGCTCTGGCCAAGGTTTCCAGGCTGCATACCCAAAGCAGCCTGCTGGATACCAAGGCGCTGAGTAGCCAGGCTGCGCATGGCATCGAGCTGCTGCTGCTCCAGCTGCTGTCGTGCGCCACCGGCTCCCATAACCTGCTGAGCACCGCCAAGACGCAACTGCTGCTGCTGGCCACCAATGCCACTCAACTGCTGCGCGCCCATCATCTGGCTTGCCCTGTCCTGCTGCTGGGCAGCCATAGCCTGGTTGAATGCTTGCTCATTAAGGCGTGCTGACAGGTCGCCGTACTGCTTGGTAAACCCAAGGTTTGTCTGAGCCTCTGCAACACCCTGGCGTGAACCGCCAAAGGCACGCGCTGCCTGCGCCTGCTGCGAAGTCTGACGCAAAGCATTTTGACGTGATGCCTCTAGATCAGCTAAAGCATTCTGCGTAACGCCCTGGCTGTACGGATTCATGTAGCTGCCAAGTGTCCCTGGTCCCTGACCAAGTGACAGGTTGCGCGGACCGGCAGCCTGTTGCGTTAGCAGTGCAGCCTGGTCAACTGAGCTTAGTCCCTGGCCTGCAAGCGCTGCATTTGTCAACGCCTGCTCACCGCTTTGGTACATCGCGTTAAAGGGAGAAAACTGCTGCTGCGGTAGTGATGCCGCCACGCCCTGTGCTTGCTGATAGTTCTCTAGGTACGCCTTCTTGATGTCTGGATCAACGCTAGTCGTACTTGTCTGTGTGCCGCCGCCTTTGCTCATAATCGTGCTCCTTATGCTTCCAGCAAGCCGAATAGCTTGCCCTTTGAAATCTTGCCGCTGTTGATTGCGTTCATCAGTTCAATGCCGTACTTTTGTGTAGCCTTGCGGTTCATCACAAACTCGCCATCTTGAATAGACGCAAACCCGTTATCTGGACCCATAGGGTTGGGACCCACCATCCTAGACTTGTTAATCATGCCGCCCATGTTATTAGGCGGTGCTGTTGCTGCCGCAGCCGGTGGGACAACAAACCTTTGCGGGTCGTAACCACCAATATTCGTACCTGCCTCAAAGTCAGCATACAAGTTCTTTGGTGCTTGCATCTGCTGCATGATTAGTTCGTATGGGCTAATCCCACCAGGTGTCTTTGTCGGGTCGTACTGGCCGGCAATCCTTGTCGGTGTGTACGGGGTTGCAATAGGCGACATACCCAAATTAGCAAATGGCTTTCCTGATGGCGGCACATACGGCGCCATCGTGAATGGTGCTGCTGTAGAGGCATTGTTATTGCCTACAGCACCACCCACAAGACTTGCAACTGTCAGTGCATCTTTTATTGTTGACAATGATGGCATTGATAAAGAAGAACCAGCGCCAGTAGTTCCAGCCGCTGCCGCTAACTGCTCTGCCGTCAATAATCCTTTTGCTGCCATATCAGCACCCATAGAGCCAGGGCCAAGGCCAGACGCAACGCCTTGATTTACTGACATCTCTCTAAAAATATCCGTGCCATTAGGACCGCCACCTGCTCCAGCTTGAGCACCACCACCAGACTCAAGGTAGTTTTGTGCTCCTTGTGCTGCCATATCTACCAATGCTGGAGTCGCACCTTCAGTTAACAGTCCACCAGCAGCAGCTAATGCTTCACCTGTCAATGCACCTGACGCAGCACCAGTAGCACCAGCAGATCCTGGTGTAAATGTTCCAGATGCCACCATCTCGTTAATGCTTGGCGTTACAGCTTGTGGTGTAGTCTGAGCAATGACTTCTGGAATTGTTTGAGATACAGCTTCTGGCGCAGCAGCAAGCGGGGCCAACTCTGACAGTAATCCTGGGACGCCATAAGCGGCAGCCAATTGCCCCGCTGTCAATGCACCAGATGCAGCGCCAGCAGCACCAATAGAGCCTGGCGTAAATGCACCGGCTGCAATCATCTCTGGAGTAAACGCCAATGGTGCAGCAGCAGCAACCTGACCAGCACCGAGTGCAGCTGTGTCTGCCAACAAACCAGCACCAGCGGCTTCAGCACCAGCACCAAATACAGATGGAAGCAAAGAAGGACCAACAAACGGAATTGCTAATATTGCCAAAATCGGCCAAAGATCAGCAAGACTACTTTTTTTTCTGTCTTGCGTATTTACAAATTGCCCACCTGCATCAAAATTTACATACTGACTTTTCCCGTTGTCGTAGCGGTAGCCTATGGGTGGACCATACTGTATTGTTTCTGGGTTATCCCCATCACGACCTCCTCGGGGGGTCGTGTACGTTTGATAAATAGGCTCCATCGTTGTGCCAAGCCTTTTTTCTTCCGCAATTACACCCACTGGTTTTGGCGCTTCTAATATTTCTAGTCCTGCGGCAATAGGATTAAATTCATAACCTAAAAAAACAGGCTCTCCTCGCTCCCCCGCTCTACCCCCCTGCTGTTCATAAACAGGAACCATCCCATACCCTTGAGTCTGGGAGTACATTGTTTGATCGCTACGCCTGGGGGCAGCAACTGGTGCAACTGGAGCTTGGGCAACTGGTGCAAGCATTGCCGGAGCAACAGGAGCTTGCGCAGCAAACGCAAATGGATTTGCTAGAAGCTCATCATCTCCATAATTAATCATTCGCGCCATATCAAAGCTCCTTGCTCAAAATGAACCATCTAGGTTCGTATCCTTCATCGCGCAGGAACGTCTTGGCCCAGCCTTTACGTCCTGCGAGAGTAACTCGCGTGCAACCTAAACTCTTACCCCAGCGTTCGATGTATGGTCGCATCGCTCTGAGTTCATCGAGGTCGCCGCCAGCTAAGAAGTAGTGCAAGTTCTTGAGTTGCGGGTAGACAATGATCTCGGTCACTACCACCGAATTGACGCCTGGCCATACCTGGAACCTGTTCTCGGTCACAGCCTGGGCTATATCGTCAAATGTGTGTGTGCCTCCAGAGTATTCTAAAGCCGATTGCACCTGCTGGCGCAGCCTGTGCAAGTCCTCCAGGTCTGTCATCTACGCCCACCGGCCGTAGCCTCCAACCGCATAACCCCGATACGCCAATCTGCCAAGGTGTTACCCGTGACCTTAATCTCAACCTGGCGCCCAGAGAACCGGACGCTGGTAGGGTTTGCCGCCGTATAGGGTCCGAAAGTAGATTCCGCGCCGGTAGGGTAGAACCTTGACTTGAACGAAACCAGCGCCTCGCCCAGCGTCTGCTCGTCAGGAATTACCTGTTTGACGTTCATTATGTTCTCGCCTGTCCCAAGTTCAATGGGTCCAGATTGCGCGTACAGAACGGCAGAGTCATAGTCAAACCCGACCTCATGTTCGTAGATGTATCCGCTGCTGTCAATCATCAATGGGTAAGTGAACACCCCAGCATCAGCACCCGCCAACCTAGACAATGTGCCTATGTTCCAGTGTCCTTCACGGTAGTTATACGTCACATAGGAATCGTTCTCGTTGGAGTCGTTGGACGGGTAGAACCACCATATCTCACCAAATTTGCTATTGTGGACAGCGTATATTTTTGACTTCTGCGTCAAGTTTATGTCGTTAAAAACGTAGTCAGAAACGTCACAAGGCAATGGTTTGACGTACCCGTCGTACATCCAGAAGCCACTGCTAGACATCCAGATGGCGGCGGTGTCTATGGCAGCCACTGACTGCGCCGAGATCAACCCGCACCCGCTACCGGCCTTCTCAAACCCGTAAACGAACGGCGCTCCAATGTATTGCGCGGTGTGTACATCAACGTCAGTGAATAGTAGGTTTACACCCTTGACGCGCTTACCGGCCATCAAAGTACCTGGCGTTGTAAGTTCGTAGTCACCCGCCAAATTGTCTATGGCGGCAGTCCACACCGTGTTGTCCTCCTGATCTGACCAGGCTACCTTTCGTGGGTTACCGCCAGCACCCAAGGCAAACATGATCCGATCAGCAGTGACCATAACTGCGTTGTTGTTTATTGGTGCATTGGTAATCACAGCGGCCAGCGTTGGCGTTGTAAATCCTAACTGCCACTCATAGATTTTTCTATCGTAACTACTGCAAGCAATAAGGTACTCGCCCCAGGTATCCATAGACCATGTTGTCGCAGGTACGATATTGCCCAAGTCTGGTCGCTGGATACCATACGCGAAGTTTCCGTATCCTGCATATCCATATCCAGTAAATGATTGCGCATCTGGAATTCCAGTAGTAAAACCTGTAGGCGTGATGTTTTTTAAAGTTCCGGTTTCATTCATGCAATACAGATTGCTGTGCGTCCCAGCAACAATCCACCGGTCTGCGGTGTTATCACGCCAGGTAATCAGACCCCTGCACTTTCCACTCATCGCCGTCTGAGTGCTAAAGCGTTTACGCCACCCGTTAATCGGGCGCAGGGTATTCTCGTACCAGCGTACCAGGTTGGCGTCGTACCAGCGCCCAGATGATTGGTACTCGGTTCCGTTACGGTAGATGCCTGGTGGTATTTTTAAGGGTATGTACATGACGTTCTCACATTGTGTTCGACACAAATTGCATTGTCGCAATCAGCGACGCGGTAGACGGGTAGTTGGACGCAGCAGCGTATGCCTGGATGCTGACTGTGGTGCTGTCAGTCTCCCACCAAAGCTCTATGTAGTCATTGGCGGCAAGTGATAGGAAGTAGTTCCATGAAACTATTGCGTGACCATTGACTATTCCATGCTTAGACGGTATCCCAACAAATCCTGTAGAGCCAACCAGGTTTGTCCCATTGACCTTAATCCATATCCTTACATCATGCTCTTGGCTGTCTGTATTCTCAAATTCTCCAGACCACTGAAAGTTGTAGATGCCAGAATCAGTTACCGTGATGCGCGAATTGCTGACTACCGTGACGCCATTGGTGTAATCAGTCGTATTGAACGTCATCGCGTACGCGGTATTGATGGCCGCTGCCGTCTGGTCTGCGGTGCTCTGAAAGGCTCCATAGGGCGCGTTTATGTACCGGCTGCCCTTGACGCCAAACAAGGCGCCAAGCACCGAAGTCACCTTCCTAAAGTAAACATTCAGCGCGCCGTTGGACTCGTTGAAATTTCGGCGCTCGTATAGCTCTGGTGGATAGCCCAGATTAGGCGGTGTCGGAGTCTCAAGTTTTTGCTGGATGGCCATAGTTTTATTGTGCCACCATTAGGATAAGAATAGGACGCGCTCATCCTTGCGCCGGTTCTGCAAACCCTTCAATGGCTTGCCACCGGCCATGCAATACTTTAGGAGTTCTTCCGCAGCGCCTTCCATATCCCCGCGTAGCACTTTCTGGCGTAGCGTGCTACGCTGGAGTGTCCCAAGGCCCACATTAAAAGAGAAACTGACAAGACCATCAAACTGACCCT